CTTGGCGTCACCAAACCCCATTGTCACGGTGCAGGCGAAGTGGTTGGTGCCGCCAGCCTGGGTGATGCGGTCTCGCCCGAGCACGATGGCGACATGCCCAGAGCTCGGGGGCTTCGGGTTTCGCCAGCCCACCACGACGAGGTGCCCGCGCTGCGCGGCGTTCTGGGCCACCGTGGCGTCGCTCTTCATCCAGCCGAAGCGCGCGCCGTGCTTCTCGAACCAGTCAACGAGGCCGTTCGCGCGGAGCTCGGTGCCCTTGCCGACCGCGGCCGGCGAGCCGTCCTGCATCACCCAGTGCGTCGGCGCAGGCACGCCCATCAGTTTGATGAAGTCGGTGACGTAGATGTTGCACCAGGTTGACCGGGGCTGGATGATCACCTCGCCCTTGTCGAGCGCCTGCCCCGGCGTGTACCGCGGCGACACCTCGACGTTCAGCATCAGCTGCACCGCGCGAAAGCGCTCGGCCCACGGCACCTCGAGCAGCGGCTTGCTGAGGAGGTCGAGGTACTGGTCTCGGGTCTGTTGCGGCGCGCCCATCACCCACCCCCGAACAGCGCCGCGAGCTTCGCGGCCATCTTGCACAGCGCCTGGTACTGCTCCGGCAGGTACCCGCAGAGCAGGCCTGCACCCACCGACGCGACGATGATGCCGACCCGAACGAGGTTACGGCGACGACGGCGAGGAGCGGGCTTCTTGAGGTCGGTCATGGCAGGCCCGAGGAGCGTGACACGAACCCACCGTCACGGTGAAGAGGAAGACGGCGATGATGGCGTCGAGGACGGCTTCTTTCAAGGTTTCCATGATGTCACCTCAGAACGTCGATGGTGTCGCCGGCGACGATGGAGCACTCGGTGGGCACGCACGCCACGCCCGTCGAGAACTGCGCAGGCGTCACATTGCAGCCGCGCCATCGCGGAGCGCCGCCGGGCTGCACGCCGAACGGCCCCGTGCCGCGGCAGTCGACGACGGCGCTGTCGTTCCAGCCGCCGTCGGGGAGCGAGCAGTCGGGAATCACACACGGAGGCGTCACGCGCCCGCGCCGCGTCGCGACGTTGCACCACGGACGCGGCCCGCCGTCGGGGAACGGGTGCCGCGCGCCGCCGTCGGACAGGAGTTTGAGCTCGCGGATGCCGCCGTCGCTGTCGTCGTTGCACTCCAGCCGGAAGCAGTCGTCCGTGCGGAACTGGAGGCTGTCGTCCGTCTCATCTTCCTCGTCGCCTGCGTCCTCGTTGCCGAGCACGTCGATGGACGGGTTGACCAACTCGCGCATCAAGCACCACCCACCATCCAACGAGAAGGACGCCCCGGCAGGACACGACAGCGAGGTAAAGTCGATGTCGCCGCCGTCGAGCGTCCGCGCAATGACTGGCGTCGTCGTCTGGTGCTCAATGACGACGCGCGCGATTCGATGCACGGTGCCGGGGCGGAACGTGCCGTAGCCTTTCTTGCGCAGGTAGTTCCTCGTCGCCGTCGTGATTTTCTCCGGGCACGCGAGGACGAAGCGGTCCGTGCGCTCGGAGAACAGCCCCGCGTCGCGGAGGTTGGCGATGCTTTGGCCGGGCGGCTCGCGGCGGTAGACGCTGAACGAGACGCCGCCGACGACGAAGACGCCGACACCGACGAGGAGACTGCGGAGTTTGGAGTTCATCGCGTGCACCGTGAGAAGGTTGGGTCGACCTGCACTCGCGTCCAGATGACGACAGGCGTAACGGTCGTGACATCGAACTTGATGAACGGATACGTAGGCGACGACCACGCCGACGCGACGCCGTTAGACGAACACACCGCGTCTTTGCAGATGGTCCACGCCGTTCCGTTATGCCCCGCCACGTACCGGGCAAACGTCGATGTGCTGCTCGTGCCGGGGGCCCAACCAGAAGGCGCGCCCGATGAGCCTGTGCCATCAATGGCGAGTCCGGTGCCTGCTCCCGCGGTGTACGGCCACAAATAAGGCGAGCCAGCAGAGCCGCTCAGACTTGAGAGCAAGGGCGCCCACAGGCCGCTGCCTGCGCTGTAGCCCGTCGTCGACGGCACCTCGTGCGTAGCGGCCGAGCAGACGCCCGCCGTCGTCGCGATGCTGCGCGAGAAGTAAGCCGCCTCCGCATTCCGCGTCACCGCAGCCGCGACGGTGGGGATGTAGCTGGTTGCGTAGGCTCCGACCTCGGACTGCGCGCCCCATACATAGATGCGGTTCGACGAGCGGGCGGTGCCGCCATTGTAGATGGAGCCATTGCCAATCGCGATAGCGACGTTGCCCCCTTCGGTGGTGGTGATGGTGCAGCGGCTCCATGAGGTGTCGACGAACGCGCACGCCTGACACGTCGGCGTAGCGGTGTCCCACGAACACACATCCATCGTCCCTGAGCCCGAGACGCCCTTCACGAAGTACGAGTGAGAGCAGACCTGCGCGTTGCAAACGACGGCGATGGTGGGTCCGAGACGGAAGCTGCCCTGCGCCGCTGTCGTTGCGGGAAACGTGTAGTCCTCGGCTGTAGTCGTCCCGTCCGGGGCGGTGGTCGCGTCGGCGCCGTTAAGTGTCGGGGCCGCCGCGCCACCAGCCGTCGTGTCTACGTAGGCCGCGTTGTTGATGGCAGAGGAACGCAACGTCTCGTTCGTCCGCGCGCCCTCGACGCGGAGGCCCAACACCCCGCCTGACGACTCCACGCGTGGCTGATTCGCCGTGCACACCACGAGGTCGCCGTTTGCAATGCCCGTCGTCGCGAGGCCCTGCTTCGAGCACGTCGCGTCGCCAGCTCGGGTGAACGTCATCGCCTCGCCCTTTGCGCCGGTGACGGCCGCGCAGGCGCAGGCCGCGCCCATGCCACGGCCGCTCACAGGGGCGAGCTCGAAGTAGGCCAGGCTCCCTCCACCGAGGAACCCCCGCTTCGAGCGACCCTGGTCCGTGCGCTGATTGGTCCGGTCGAAGCGCCCCTGGGCGAACGACGCAGACGCAACCAGCGTGATGAGGAACAACGAGCGCATGTTACTCGTCCCCGTTCCGGCTGTAGACGTTGCACGTGCTGGCCGCCGACGCGACGATCCGCACCGTCACCGAGCGCTTGCCAGCCACAACCACCGTTCGAGGGGGACTTACGGCGGCGCCCGACGTGGTGGTGAGGTCGCCCGTGTTGGCCGAGGTCGGCAGCTTGTCGGGAGCCGGCCCGACCGCGACGCCCGGATTTCCCGTGGTGCCGGCGAGCGTGCACGCCGTCGAGCTCGAGACGCAGATGCTCGTCGTCGCGGTGCACTGGATGGTCAGCTTTGCCTCGGGCGGGATGGCAAACGGCGTCGCCGTGGTGGCATTGGTCGTGTCGGCACCAGCCCCCGAAACGATGGAGCCGAGGAGGCGCTCACCGGCGAACGCAGGCAGGGACAGGAGCACTGCGAGAATGAAGGTCTTCATGGTGTTCGCACTCCTCGTGCTTCGAGCCGAGTTGCCTGCGTCTCGAGGTTCTTCGTGGTTGATACTACTTGACGACCGTCCGGGGAAGAACCCCCGGGCTGGGGTGGCATGCGCTGCTTGTCGTGCATCTGCTGCAGGTAGGCCGCCTGCTCGCGGGTGCTCCCGGTGGCCATGGGGCCCAGGATGGGCTCGAGGCGCAGGCGCTGCTCGTAGGTGAGTTTCTTCGAGGTGGCCACGCGGTCGAACAGCCTCGCGCGGGCGTCCTCCCACAGCCTCGGGTAGACGTCGGCGATGGTCTTGAGCGTGTCGGGGTTGACGTAGCCTTTCTGCATGCGCTCGAGGGCCGCGATGGGGTCCTTGACGCCGGCCGCCGCCGACTCGAACTTCGCGAGGGCGCCGGGCGAGGGCTGCCACTTCGGCTGCAGGTTCTCCGGCAGATGCGCGTAGGGGTTCAGCGGCGCCTTGGAGAGGAGGTACTGCGCGGCCTTCGTCGTCATCGACGCGAGCGCCATGGTCGACGCGGGGGCGTCGCGCAGCATCTCCTCGGGGACGTTGCCGAGGTAGCCCTCGGGGTTGTTCGCCGCGGCGCGAATCTTCTCGATGCGCTTCTCCCACTGCTCGGGGGTCTTGGGGGCAGCGGTCGGCACCGGGCCGCTCACGCCGCCGACCATCCGGCCGGCCCAGCGCTCGAGGCGCTCGTCGACCCGGCGGGCCTGGCTCTCGAGCGAGTCATACACCGCGGCGCGCGCGGCCGCGGCCGCCGACTCCTCGGGGTTCTCGTGCTCCATTCCGAGGCGCGAGAGGTAGTCGGCGCCATTGGCGCTCGACGCGAGCTCGGCGTGGGTACGAAGGAGTTCCGGGGCGCCCTCGGCCATCGCGGCCGTCAGGGTCGTGCGGAAGGGGCCGAGCAGTTCGGGGGCGGTCTGCAGCACCTTGGCGACGCGGGCCTGCAAGCCATTGGCTGCACGAACGAGCCCTGGACCCATGTTCTCGAGAGCAGCGGCGGTGAGGAAGGGCGCTCGAGCTCGAATTTCGCCACCGATGAGGGTGCCCACGCCGGCACTGACGGCGCCCTGTGGGCCCCCGAAGAACCCACCGACCGCGCCGGCCTGCACCGCGTCACCGACACCGGCCTGCGAGGCCCCGCGGACCTTGCCGGCGAGGAACGCCGAGGCCTGCTCGCGGTGAAGCGCGTCGGCCACCTTGTAGGCGCCGGCCTTGTCGATGAATTCCAGCTGGTCCATGCCGAGGTCGAGCATCTTCTTGCCGACCTTGCGCTCGACGGCGTTTCCCGAGGCGAGCTTCGACGACACGGCATCGACCCAGGCGTCCCACGTGGGCGCACCGCGGGCGTCGGCCTTCATCGAGGCGGCCTCCGTCTCGAAGGCACTCCCGAGGCTGCGGTCGGCCTTCTTGAAGCCCTTGGCGATGTCCTGCCCTTCCTTCGCGAGGCCCTCGGCCATCGCGTCGAGGTCGAAGAGGCCTCCGGGGCCGGCAACGTCTTCGACGTTCTTCAGCGCCGCGGCGCGAGCGCGCTGCTGGGCTGCTCCGGCGAGCTCGGCGACAGCCTCGGGCGTGGAGCGAGCGGTGAAGACGCCCTCCTCCTTCGCCACCTTGTCGACGAAGTCCCAGTCTAGCCCGGCCTTCTTCGCGGCCTGCTTGTACGAGCTTCCGCGAACGTCCTTGGCGAGCTCGTTCAGGCCCTTCACGTCGGCGTTGAGCGTGTAGTTCGCGAGCTTCTTCGAGATGGCTTCGGCCCCACGGGTGAGCCCGAGACCGAGCGCGCCGGCGGCGCCGCCCGTGATGGCGCCGAAGCCGACGTTGGCGAGAAGCTTCTCGCCGAGGGCTTCCTTGTCGCCGAGACCGTCTTCGGAGATGGCGGTGCCGAGGCCGAGCATGGAGCCTTCAGCCGCACCGAGGGCGACCGCGCCCTTCAGCGTGGTGCCCAGCTTCACGAACTTGCCGGGGCCGACGACGGTGCCGATGACGTTGCCCACGCCGGAGGCGACGGGGTTCTCGTCCTGCCGGCGCTTCAGCTGGCCGGACTGGTCGAGTGCACCGGCTGCATCGGGTCCGGCGATCTCCATGTCGCCCGAGTACCACTTGCCGTCAGCGCCCTTGTACGGAGCGCCGGAGGCGCCCGCGAGGAACTGGTCGGAGAGCCCGAGCGTCAGGCCTCGAGCAGCACCTTCCGCACCGGCGCGGAGGGTCTCGGTGTCGGCCTCCTTGTAGCCCGACGCGAGAGCCTTCGAGAGGTCCTCGGGCTTCACGTAGGTCTCGCGACCGTCGGGCCTGATGACGCGAACGTTGCTCACGGGGCGTCCTGCTCCACGAAGGTGTTGTCCTCGCCGGGCGTGGTGCCCACCGAGTAGCGGGTGGCCTCGAGAGACTTGCGCTTCGAGATCAGCTGCTGACGGAGCTCCTTCAGCGCCGCGTCGTTGCGCTGCGTGAGACCGGGCCGCGGAACATTGGACTCGGCGCGCTCGCGCTCGCTGCCACTGAGGGCCTCACCGGCGACCGCCTTCTTCGCCGTTCCGCCGACCTCGGCCGCTCGGGCCTCACGCTGCGCGACGCTCGGGAACACCTGGTCGAACATCCTCATGGCGCTCTCTGGGAGAATGCCCCGGATGAACTGGATGTCGGTGTCGAGAATCTGCTGACCGAGCCCGACATTCGAGTCCTTGATGAGGCGATCGACAGCGTCGACAGCCTGGTCGATCTGCGCCACCTGCGAGCGCGTGCCGGGGGACTCTTCCTTCCCCAGCTTCGCACCAGCTGCCTTGGCAGCGTCGGCCTTGAGCTTCATGCCGTAGGCCGCCATCGAGTCCTGGTTCTGCATGTGGGCTCGCTGGTAGGCATTGGTCGTCATCTCGTCCTGCGCCTTCGCCTTGTTCACGCGGAACTGTGCGATGGCCATCTGGGCCTTGGACTGCGCCTCGCCGGGGGCCATCTGCTCTGCTATGCCCTCGAGCTTCCGAGCGAACCCCTCGTTCATCGCGGCGCGAGCGGCTGCGGCAGCCTCACGGTCGTCGAGCCCACGCTCACGCAGACGGCCGTACATCGTGTTGAGGCCGGCCATCTTGTCCTTCGCACCCTCGCGAGCGAGGTTGAAGTTCTCTCGTTGCACCGCGATGTCCTGGGCGATCATCTGGTCGATACGACCCGAGGGGTCGCGCCCGCTGAGGCCGGCGAGGAAGCCACCGATGGCCATGAAGGCCTTCTGCCCGGTCGACTTCGAGTTCCACATATGGTCGGGGTCGATCTGCATCTTCTTCGACATGTCGTCGAGAGTCTGCAGGTACGCGCTGTTGATGCGGTCCTCGTTCTCACGCTGACGCTGCTTCGCCTTGACCTGCTCGACCTCGAACCCTGCGAGAGCCGCCTCATGGTCGGCTCGAGCCTTGAGCTGTTCGGTGGCACGCTTCTCTGCCGTGTCGGTGGCGGTCTTCTGCCCCGCCATGAAGTCCTTCTCGGCCTGCGCGAGCGAAGGGGTGCCTCCGGGCGCCATGTTCGCGCCGCCCTTGAACTTCATGCCGACCTCAGCATCGGTCGTCGGGGCGGGCATCGGCGCCGGTACCGGAGCGGACGGCTGCACCGGCTGGTTGGGGGCGGTCGCACCCTGCAGGTCGGCCATCTGCGCACCGGGTGACGGGCCCAGGAGCGAGTTCCCGGCCGACTTCACCACGTCGAGCGGGCTGCGCCCCGTGCCGGCCGGAATGCCGGTCATGTCGAGAGGCTGCGGTACTTCCTGTCCCATCGGCGCGGGCAGGCCGCCCACGTTCACGGGGCCCTGGTCCATCTCGAGCAGCGAGCCCTGGCCCGGGGGAATCGGACCCGGAGGCGTGCCCATGCCGGCCGGGCCGGGGAGCGCGCCCTTGATGGCGTCGCCGAAGAACTTGCGGGGGCCGGAGGCCTGCTCGTCGAGCACGGGCTCGCGCTGCCCGGGGTTCGTCAACATCGGCTTCTGCACGGGCTTCTCGGCATCGGCGCCCTCGGAGACCGAGAGCGTCACGCCCGCGCCGGTGCCCTTCGAAGGGCTCGTGCCGTCACCACCGACTCGCGTCGCCACGGTAGGCGTCGCGCCCTCGTCGGCGAGGTTGTCGGTGCCGACCTTCTTCGCGCGCGAAGGGGACGCACCGGTCTTCTCGCCGTCGATGGTGGCCGACTCGAAGCTGTCCTTGTCGGCGGCGTCGCTGACGCGCTTCATCCACGCCGACTCGTCGAGGTCGCCGCGGGGCACCACGACAGTGCCACCCGACTTGTCCTTGAAGCGAATGGCGTCGCCCTCGACGTCGTTCAAGCCCCCGCGGGTCTTCTCGCTCTCCTTGATGGTGGAGAGCCGACCGCTGGCCTCGGCGCGCGCCTTGACGTCGGCCCACTTCTCGTCGTCGAGCCCCGCACGCGAGACGATGCCCTTCTCGTAGGTGGGGTTGCCATCAGCATCGGTGCCGAGCGGCACGAGGACCTCGACGTAGTCGCCGAGCTTGAGCTTCTTGGTGGGGTCGGAGCGGTTGGGCATGGTGTCTCCTTACTTCGCAGGTGCTTTGCCGCTGCCCATGGAGGCGAGGCTCATGATGAAGTCACCGACGCCGCCGATGGACTTCAGGAACGTGCCGAAGTCGTCTCGGCGCTGTCCTTCGCCGCGGGCGAACTCTTTCTGGTTGAGCTCGGTGATCTTGAGGGCCTGGTCGGTCTGCATCGCCTCCATCGCCATCGCGGCCTGCCTGTCGGCCTGCTCGGCGCTCATGCCCATGTCGAGGTACTTCTGCCGGAGGTTCGCGTTGAGGCTGTCCTTCGCCAGCTGGACCTGGGCCTGAGCCTGGGCCTGACCGATGTCCTGCCCTCGGAGCCCCTGTGCCACCTGCGAGGCTGCCTGCGTCGCCTGCATCTGCTCCTGCAGGCGCAGGATGCCCATGTCGCGGGAGTTCTCCTGCCCAATCTGAGCTCGCTGGCCGGCGACCTGCCCAGCTGCAGCCGTGGCTCCCATGCCACGCTGCGACTGGGTGAGTGCCGCGGCGTCGGCGAGGTTGCGGTCGGCACCCTGCTGCATGAGGGCCTGCGCGGGCGAGGCGGTCTTGCCGGCCGCCATGTCGAGCAGTTGCTGGAGCAGGCCTTCCTGCGAACCTCGAGCTCGTTCGGCCGCGCCGACGTCGAGCGATGCGCCAGACGCGTCGGTGGTGGCGCCCTGCTGCATGAGGGCCTTCAGCTGGCCCATCTTGTCGGTGGGCCCGAAGGCGCCGGCGTTGATGGTGCGCCCCTTCGCGGCGTAGAGGTCGGGCGCGAAGAGGTCGCCACCCTGGAACGGGTTCTTGTTGCCCTTCTGCACGTTTCCAGCGGCGTTGTTGAACGGGTTGGCGTTCTTGGCAGCGAGGGTCTCGGGGCTCTCTGCCTGGGGCCCCTGAACATTGCCCTTGGGCTTCCACGACGAGGTGGCAGCGTCCCAGACGTAGTCGGGGTTCTTGGAGAAGTCCGGGTCGTAGGCGTCGTTGGGGTCTGCCATTTTCAGCCTCGCTGTGCATTCGGAAGCTTGGCGCCGCCGCGCTTCGAACCAACCCTAGCAAGAAGGCTGGTGATGGAGAAGTTGCCGCCAGCGCCGGACTCCGGGACCAGCGTGATGCGGAGCTTGTACGCCGTGTCGGTCTGCTTGACCATCTGGAAGTCACACTGCCACGGCTCGTTGACCGTCGTCCGGTCCGGCAGAACGATGCCGCTGTTCTGAAGGACCGTGAGAGGCGCCTCCATGCCGTACACCTGAAGAGTCACCTGGAGCTCCCCATAGACGCCTTTGTAGAGCGTGGTGCCACAGACACTCAGGTGCGTCACTCTCTGGAAGCGCTGCACACCTGCAAAACTGATCCACCCAGTTTCGACGGTGAGGTTATTGTTGGTGACTTGGGCAGGGTCCTCGTAGCGGAGGGTCTCAGCATCCGAAATCACCCCAGCGCTCAGCGTGTACCGAACACCGCGCGCCGAGGCCTGTGAGATGGAGAACTCGTCATCGTCTCGCTGAGTCCACTTGTTGCGCTGGTAGTCATAGATGTAGGTGAGACCGTCCGCGAGGGACGAGAACAGCACCTGCGCCTTCGACGGGTGAACGAGCACCGATTCACAGACCCCGATGATCTGCTGGGTGGTGCTACGGAGCTCGTCTCCGAGCGGCAGCCCACCCGCCCCCTTCGCCGTCGCGAGCCCACGAGAGAGCAGCCGGGGACCTGCATTCGTGACGTACCACACGCCGTCGTCGACCTCGGCGATGAAGGGCGTGTCGAAGCGGATGCCCTCGGCGGCCTGAATTCGAGCCGGCGCGGTGTAGCCATTCTGGGTCCAGGCCCTGTTAGGCCCCTGCCCGAAGACCACTGCGACGCCGTTCTCGGCGAAGAGCGTCAGTTTGTCGTCGATGCTCGAGGCCGCCGCGACGCGACCGGTGATTTCAGGTACCAGCCCGAAGCCGGAGGCGCGATTGAACTCGGCCGGGAAGTCGTCGTCTCGCTCCTTCGAGTAGAAGAAGCCACGCCCGTACTCACCGCCGACCGCGACGAGACGGTTCTGATGCACGGTGAACTGCTTCACGCCGGGGAGCCCGTTGTTCGACTGCGTGCCTGCGAACGTGAGCACGCCACCGGTGTAGAGGAGCTCGCATTTCGCGAGGTCGGCATCGGTGAGCGGGGTCTCCCCGAGCGGGAGGTCTCGGTAGAAGACCGCGCCATCGACCTGCGTGCGATATGGGATGGTCTGAACGCCCGACTTGAGCGACGCCGTCAACGCCCTCACGACGGCGGTATACGTCTGGTTGCCGACCGTCGTGGTGAACACCGTGGGTTTGCTCGGTGCGCTCTGCCACCGATTGCCCTGTCCGTCGTACCACTCGTAGACGAAGACGATGGCGTAGACGCCGATCCCGAGGTCGACGCTGGCTGCCAAGGACACGCTGACAATCTCCGGCGCGTAGGTGAAGCCCTCCTCGAAGACGTCCTGCCCGTCGTACACGAGCGGCGTGCCGCCGGCCATGTACGTCAGGTCGGCGAACTCGACGTGGCCCAGCTTGTCGTCGTAGGCGACCGTGTTCCGCTGAATGTGCGTGGGGTTCTGCCCGAGGTCGGTGACATTCGTGATGTTCGGGGTGAACTTCGCACACCAGACATAGGCCGCGAGCGAGTTCGACCCCGGCACGAGAATCGAGGTTCCGACGCGCCCGATGAAGAACGTCGAGCCGCTCCAGTGCTCCTGGTTGCCGGCGTCGAAGACGCGCAGGACGCTGAAGCTCGCGGGCTCTGCATTCCGCCCCCCCACAGCCTGCGAGAGCGGTCGAGCGATGTCCATCACCTGGAAGGTGTTCCGGTTCTCGGTCGTGTTCAACGACTGATACTGCACGGGCAACCAGAGCCCCTGCGAGAGTGTGCCTTCGTACGAAATGCCGCCAACAGCGATGGGCTGCCCCATGACGATGTGGTCTCTCAGGATAGTGGCGCTGAGTGCGATGGTGCCGGGCGAAGCCGTGGTGGTGTTGTAGATGATGGACGTGATGAACGTGCCGTTGGCGTCCGAGGCGTCGACCAGCACCGGCCACGTCGTCGGGCTCCCGGTGTAGTCCTTCATCGGGAAGAAGCGGTTGAGGTTGCCACCGGCAAGGGCTGTCGCGCCCGCGGGGATCGCCGCGCCAGCAGTGGTGATGCCGCTCCAGCGCGCGGTCGCCAGCGACGCGGCGTAGGAGTAGAACGCCACGAAGCCAGTGCCGAAGCCCGTGCCACCCGAGTTCATGTAGGCGTTGCCGATGTGTCTCGTCGGGTTGACCGCGAAATACTGAGAGAACGCGAGCGCGGTCGGCGCGGCCTGCGTGAAGATGAGGTGCCCCAGCTGGAGCGCCACGTTGTCGACGGCGCTCACGCAGTAGCTGGTGGGAGAGAGCGCGATGTCGAACCACTCGGTGTCGTTTCCCACGCTGCCGGGGAGCAGCGTCAGAGACTCGCTGACGGCCTGGGTTGCGGCGGGGTCGATGAAGAGGTACCCGATGCGGTTGAACCCGCCCTGTCCGATGGCGAAGATGCGGAACTGCCCACCGAAGGCCACGACTCGAGGCTCGATGACGAACCCGGCCGAGTCACGAATACGCCCGCGGCCCACGAGCGCGTCGCTCATCTTGTGGCGAATCTGCCAGCTGACCTGTGCGTTCGGCGCGGCGCCGGTGCCGTAGAGCTCGCACCAGACCGTGCACGTGTAGTCGCCAAGCTGCGCGGCATCCATGCCGTAGGTTCCTGCACCAGGCTCGTTGTCGCGGCTCCAGTCATCAGCCTGCGAGCCCTGCGCATCAACGATGCTCGAGACGCCCGCGCGCATGCAGCGCAGCCGGTCACGCTTCGCGTTGTTCTTGCCTGCCGCGAGCGCGAAGCTGCCTCCGACCTGCTGTCGGTAGATGCCCTTGTACGTCTCGAGCAGAATCTCGTCCTTGTGCTTCAGCAGCCGGCGCAGGGTCGGGTTCGTGTCGTCGGGTGCCGCCTCCCCCGCCATCGACGTGACGGGCAGGTTGGTCAACCCGTCGACGACTCGAATGTTGCTGCGGTCGCCGAACTCGCCATTGGTGACCTTCAGGAACTCAGGCGGCTGAATGAGCGCCTGGTCGCTCGAGCCGTCCTGCCCCTCGGTGAGGGGGATGGGGATGTCTTGGAAGTTGAGAGCCATCAGAACACCCAGAGAGTGACGGTGACGGTAGCCGAGGGCTGAATGTAGAGGAAGGTCGAAGCGTCGGAACCGTCGGCCTGGTCCCAGAGGTTCGCGTTCGCGTTGCGACGGAGCACGATGTAGCCCTGGGGCCGGCGCGCGAGCCCATGCGTGACGCGGTTGAACGAGCCACTCGTGAGCGTCACCGTGATGATGCGCCCCTCGAGCAGTTGGTTCGCGACGAGAGCGTCGGTGACGACCTTGATGCGGTCCTGCACCCGGTTGAGCGCCTCGTCTTCGACCTGAACCTTCGCGAACCTGGGCAGCGTCACGGGAGCCACCGACGCCAATCAGATGCCATGACCTGGTCGACGTCGACAGCGTGGGACGGCGCCGAGAGGTCTCGCCGGTCGGCGAGGTCCTTGAGCTCTGCTTCCATCTTCTCGAGCTCGAAGCGCAAGTCGCGCGTGTCGGACTCCTGCTTCATCTTCATCTGAATCGCGGTGTAGAGCACCACGTAGCGCTCCCACCCGTTGGGGAAGTCGACCGTGTCGGTGGTGAGCACCAGCACCGTCGCGATGGGCGCGTACCAGATGACCCCCGTCATGCCGGCGGTCGGCGCCGGCTGGAGCATCAGGTTGCTGCCCGACAGCTTGAACCGGGTGGTGTACCCGAGCCCGTCGTTGATGGAGTTCTTGTAGACGTTCCGCATGCCCCGTGGGAACGGCTGCAGGGTCACGACCGTGCCGTCGCTCGAGTTCAGGTCCACCCCGAGGAGCTTGTAGAACCCGACCGGGAGCGCGACGGTGTCGGCCCCCGTCGAGGTGAAGTTGCTGCTCGAGACGACGTAGTCGGAGGCGTAGGCCTCGACCAGCTTCTCATGCAGGCGCTGCACGCCCTCGTTGATCCACGCGTCGATTCCCGTCGCCGAGTCTGGAACGAACCCGGCGACGGGCATGTCGGCGCGCTCTCGCGCCCTGGTACGGAGCGTTGCGAGCGTGACAGCGGTCATGGCTTACCGTCCGGCGCGGGGGCGGGTGCGGGAGTTCTGGAACGTGGCCTTGAACGTCAGCTGCTGCGTGGCCGACAGGTTGATGAGCAGCGGGGCCGCATCGTTCTCGGTGATGAAGACCTCGACGCGGGTCACCTGCACCGTGCGCCCGCCGACCGTGACGGTCGTGTTGAACGGCTGGAGCGCGTTGACGACGCGACCGCTGGCGTCGACCGGCGTGGTGGTGCCCGTGATGCCGGGGAGCACCATGGCGCTGAAGTCGAGCATGCGCTCGAACCGGCCGGTGAAGTTGATGTTGTACCGCCCGGTCGCGACCCACGTGATGGACGTGATGCCGAGGCCACGAAGCGTGGTCGGGTCGGCACCTGCGTTGCCGATGAACGAGCCGTCGATGATGACCTGCCCGCGGGCGAGGGCCTTGATGGGAGCGTAGTTGCGAGATGCCATGGTGTTGTTCTCCTGAGACGAGGGTGAAGGAGGGTCGGCCTACAGCACCGACCCTCCCTCAGATGGCTTAGCTCGAAGGCATCGTCACGACGGCGTTGAAGCCCGGCGCGGTGGTGCCGAGGTTCGCGTAGTAGCCCATGCGGCCCTCGTACGCGTCGTCGTCGGTGAGTCGAAGCATCGGCAGACCGTCGAGCTCGAGCATCTTGGGCGCGGCGCCCAGCGAGTAGAGCTTCCAGTACCGCATGTCGAGCACGTACCCCGTGCCGGCCGGGCAGTCCTGGTCCAGGTACATCGAGACCGGACCCTTGGGGCCGTTGATCTGGATGGTCTGGAAGCCGACCTGACCGGTGCCCTCGTACTTCGTCACGGCCTTGGTGCCGAGCGAGTTGAGGACCGACTGGTAGTCGGTGTGGTTCACGACGAAGTCGCGCGGGCGGGCGCCGTTGCGGTCGCACTCCATGACCGCGTACAGCGCGCCTTCCTCGGGCAGGAAGCTCGAGATGTCGAGCGGAATGCCGGCGAGGCGGGTGCGATCGATGGAGCGGTCGACGTCGAGGAAGTTCTCGAGCGCGGCGGGGTCCGTGACGGGCAGCCAGTCGGCGAGGCCGAGGGCCTTGTTGCCCGAGCCACTGTTGTTCGCGTTGTCGCCGGAGACCGACAGGAAGTCGTTCGGCGCCCAGTTCGTGCCACCGAACGTTCCGTCGGCGAAGGTGAGGACGCCCGTGGAGCGGTTCACCTTGGTGATGGTGGCCGTCGCGGGGGTGCTGCGGTTCGCACCGACCGACGTGGACGAGGCCACGAGGATCATGCCGACCTCGAACGACGTGACGTCAGCCACGTTGCTCAGGGTGATGGTCGCCGGAGGGCCAGCGGCCACCGAGCCGATGGCGCCGATGTTGCCCGAGCGGCCGCGGAACAGGTTGACCGCGAGGTCCTTGCTGATGTTGTTGATCGAACCCTTGATCTCGTCATCGAGGGTGCGGACCAGCGAGCCCACATCGTTGCGCGCGGCCTCGATGGCCTCGCCTTCGATGCGGAACACCTGGTAGTTCTTCGAGCGGGTGAGGCTGAAGCGCCGGTACTGGGGCGCGCTCGCGCGGGACTGAGCGGACGAGAGCGTCACACCACGACCCTGACCGTCGCCGATGCGGACGACGAGCTTGATGTCGGTGCCGACGAAGGACTCATCCTTCGTGACGCGGCTGAGGAACGGGTGGTCCGGGTAGACCTCGTTCTCGACGCGGTTCTGCGGCCAGAGGTTCTTCAGGACGGTCGCGATGTTCGCTACGGTGGTAGTTGCCATGGTGAGTCACCTTGTGTGGCGGTGACTCACATGGAGTCACCAGCCGTTGAGCTTTCGGAGGAGGGCCGCCGCAGCGGACTGGTACTCCGAATCGTTTTTCGGGGCCGCCCCGCCCGATGCGGGAGCAGCAAGACTGGTCGACGAAAGCGTCGTCTGGCCGGTGTCCACTTCGCCCCGAGGCTTCACAGGTGCCTCAGCTTCTGGCTTGACGCTATGCGTCGCAGAAACTGAAGTCAAGCCGTACCGGTCGGCCAAGCGCTGTTTTTCCTTGACGTGCTTCTCCTCGACGTGCGCGAGCGCGAGCTCCATGTTGGCCTCGATGGTGTCCGCTGGGTATTTCCCGCCAGTCTTCTCGGCGAAGTCGAGGAGCACGTCGATCGCCTCATTCACCGCTTCTTCGCCGAAGCGTGACACGAGCGGGAACTTCTCGGCGTTCAGCATCTTGAGCCCCTGCTGCACGAGACCGGCGCGCGCCTTGCCGACCTTCTCCTCGTTGCGCTCCTTCTCGAGTTGCGCCAGCTTCATCTGGAGCTCCTTGACGATGCCATCGGGCTCGTCCTTAGGCTCCTCGACCTTCGCGGCGCCCTTGGGCTGGTTCTGAAGCACGCGGTCGACGACGTCCTCGTACTTGAAGCCGCCGGCTTCGAGGTACGCGAGGGGGTCTCGAGCTGCCAGCGAGCGAGAGAGCTTCTGCGGGTCGACGACGCGCGAAATCTCCTCGAACGGCTTGACCTTGTCCTCGCGCTCGCGCAGCGCCTTGTTCTGCGCGGCGATCTTCTCGAGCGACAGGCGAATCGTGGGGCTGGGCGCGTCTTCGGGTTTGATTTCCGGCTTCGCCGGCTCGGTCTTCTCAGGCGCGGGCTGGGTACCACTCAGCTGCTTGACTGCGTCGTTCTGGTATTCAGCGGCAGACTTCACGGGGGCCGGAGCAGCGGGAGCGGGGGCTGCGTTGTTTTCGACGGTCATTCAGTTCCTCATGCGACGACGGGTGGTACTGCGGGTGTAGAGGCCTGGGGCTGCACGTTCACGGTGTTCTGCACGTTCCCGCCGCCGGTAGGCGCGGCCTTCGGCGGGCCGCCTCCGAGCGCGTCGGCCGGCAGACCGGCCTGCATCGCCGACGTCGCGGCCATGCGGCTGGTGAGCTCGTTGGTCGCGGCGTCGATGTAGTCGCGCATCATCTGGAGGCGCTCTTCGTCGGCACCGTGGTGCTTGGCGTAGAGGTACGACGACGTGCCTCGGCTGACGATGAGCGAGACGTCCTGGTACTTCTCGATGGGCGGCATCTCGGGCTTGTTCTCGTCGAGGATCATCGAGATGCAAGCATCGACGTCATCGAGAACGGCGTTCGCGAGGTTCTGCTCGGCCTCGATGTCGGGGAACTCGAGCAGGCGCTTCGCGGTCGCCATGTCGATGAAGTTACCCGCGAGGAGTTCCTGCACACGCTGGAGGCGTGCGCCGGGCTGGCTCGGGAGGCTCGAGACCGGGAACATCTGGATGATGGCCTCGTCGTCGTCGAGCGCGATGTCCTTCCACTTCAGGACCTTGATGAACTGCTTGCCGGGCATCCGCACCGAGTGGTTCGGCGCGAACTTGTTCACCAGCTTCATCGAGAGGTACGTGAAGTCGAGATAGAACGTCTCGTCGGCCTGCGCGTCGAGGGCGAAGCGCTCGCTCTCGATGTCGTTGAACTCCCGCAGCGCCACCGCGGCGTCGAGGCCACTTGGCTTCTTCGCGGCGACGCTGAGCTCGCTGAGGCCGACCTCCTGGAACCCCTTCTGGTACAGGCGGTCCATCTGGGCGAACTCTTCGCCGGCCACGGCGTTCTGGTTGTCCACCATGATGACCGAGCTCGGCGGCCCCTTGGTCTTCACGACCGGGCTGAAGCTGTTGTCGATGGCGTTCTCGTCGATGGTGCCGGCCTGCGCGAAGATGCGGCCGCGGCCGCGTCGCCGCAGCTGCTCGCTCACGGAGCGAACGAGCCTATTCAACTCCGTTTGAATACCGGTGAGGATCTCGGCGATGCCCTGGCCCCAGAAGCCCTGGAGGCGCGGGCGGTAGCGGCGGAAGACGAACGGGAAGCAGTCGAGCTCCCACTTCTCGCTCAGGAGCACCCCGCCCCCGCGCACCACGATGACGTGCTTGCCGTCCTTCGCACCCTCGCCAGAGGGCAGGTGCCATCCTTCCCACACCTCGATGCGCGAGGCGATGCCATTGCTCGGCTTGTCGGGCTGGTCGGCGTCGGCCTGCTCGATGACCGTCTGGGCCTTGGGGAAGCGCTCGATGAGCACGTCGCGGTCGACGAGGAAGCGCTGGAACAGCTGGCGAGGCTTCCCATAGATGCCATCGGCGTCGTCGACGTAGATGTCGTCGATGAACGCAGGCTCGCAGTGCACTTCCTTCTCGTCGTTCACCCACACCTTCAGGGCGCCCGTGCCGAAGGTGTACGCCGCGAGGCGCACCATCTTCGCCTTGTCGTGAATCTTCGTTTCGTAAAACAGACCCTGCGTCCAGAGGTTCGCGCGACGGGCACGCTGCTGCGCCGGCCAACTGCCGCCGTTCGTCTGGAAGCTCGGGCGGGGGCGCTGCTTGCCGATCTTCGAGCCGAGGGTCTCGATGCACGTCGCGATGATGTTGAACGCGATGCGGTTGGGGATGACGCCGGCCGTGATGGGGCTCCGGGCGTAGTCTCGAGCGCCGAAGCTGATGATGTCGACGTTGCCGTACTGCCGCGCGTGCACGAGGTTCAGCTGGTGCCGCTGCATGGACTGCTGCTTGAGCGAGTCGGTGATGTTGTTGACCGACTTGCCGATGGAGGCGTCGTCGAGCTTCCACCAACGACCCTGGGGTGCACCAGCCTGGTCGGCGGGGCTCTCACCGGACTTCCAGCCCTCCTTCATGTTGCGGTAGTCCATCGGCATCACAACCCCCGTCGCTGAAGTTCGGCGCTCACCTCAGCATGAATCTTCTCGTCGGTGAAATCGCGCTTCTTGTCTTCGAGGTCGAGGTTTCGCGCGTAGCGCGCTGCGACCGCATGCAGGTCGAGGTTCCTGTTCGGCCCCTGGGAGCAGTGCCGAATCGCGGCGTCCACCGCTTTTGGTACCAGAACCTCGAGCTTCTGGGTGCGCCTCGTGGCTTTGAGTCCACGACGGCTGAGGAAGAGCGCGGCGCCGGAGAAGAGCAGCGCGAGCCCGGCGAAGATGTCGTTGAGAAGGTCCATGTCAGCGCTCCACCACTTGAATCGTTGCGTCACCGATGGCCGGTGCCGTTGTCCCTGTGCCACCGATGAAAATCCACGTCAGGCACGAGCCGTTGTAGAGGCGCGGGCTAATTTCGGGCGTGAACACGATGGGCGTGTTGGCGACGCCGACGCCGATGGTGGCGATGGGCCGGTACAGCAGGAACGTCACGCTGCCCGTGACGAGCGACGTGCCTAGCGTCACGTTGCCGAGCACCTTGATGCCTCGGTCGCCCGCCGCGAGGTTGAACCGCGTGTTGTTGCCGATGACGGGCGTCGCCGGAATCATGAAGCCGACTTGGTTGAACAGCGTCGCCGTCCGGTTGCCCACGCCGTCGCTGTTCTCGTAGTTCGCCGTCGAGTTGTTGATGACGGCGGCGTTGGTGTTGGCGGCGGTGCTGTAGATGCTGAGCCTCACGCCTTCGCCGTTGCTCGTGCCGTTGACGTCTCGGGCCGGAAGCACGCCAGCGTCCGCCACCTGCACCGTCGTTGTCGTCACGACGTGGCCCGTCGAGTACCAGAGCACGTCAACCAACTGGTACGGGCCGACGGCCTGCGCCGTGAGTGTGGCCGACTTGAGGTAGAGGCTGCCGCTGCTGGCGTTGGTGAACAGCGGAACGCCGAGCGACAGCGCGCCGCCACTGCCCGCCGTGCCGACGACGCTGCAGTTGGTGGTGATGCCGTTGAGGCCGGGCGTGCCGAGGCTGTACGCGCCGGGGTAGCCCGTGTCCTTGCCGCCCCAGTAGCCGTACGTCGCCGCGTCCGTCGCCGTGGCCGTCTTGGACCAGATGTACTCTCGGCCCGTGATGACGGGCGCGCCGTTGCTCGTCTTCGCCACGCCGCCAGCCGTCGAGACGTTCACCTGCCCGTCGTTGCCGACCGTCCCGCACTCGCCCGCGTTGAGCGACATGATGGCCTGCCGCAAGCTGAGCGAGCCCGCCGTCTTGACGTACTGGATGGTGACGGTCTGGCTGGCCGTGCCCTTGTTGCACGCCTTGATGAACGACGGGGAGCGCGTCGTGGTGCCCGCACTCGGAGCCGCGAGGATGGTCGACGTCGTGGCTGTGGTGAAGTTCGTCACCTGCTCGCCGCTGCCGATGTTCGCGCCGCTGCTGGTGGTGAACTCGACGTA